ATGAATTTAACTACTGGAGGACTTACAAAAATTCTTCCAGAGTCAGTATTAAGGAAAGCAAGACCAGAGGCTGTACAAGCTGGTCAACAAGCATTATCTGGTACTGGTCAATACTTACAAGAAAGATTTGGTGGTCGTGAGAATATTCTTAAGACTATTGAATCTGATCCAGTAGGTGCATTAGCAGATCTATCTACAGTGCTTACAGGTGGCGGTGCATTAGCTACTAGAGTTGCACCTTCATCTAGAGCAGCTCAAACATTAACTCGTGCAGGAACAGTAACCAACCCACTTACTCCAGTTCAAAATGTAGTTTCTAATGTTGCACCAGTAGTTGCAGGTGGTTTTACTCGTAGAACGCCAGAAACATTTCAAACTGCATACCAAGCTGGTAAAGAAGGTGGTACAGCACTTAAATCATTTACAGATAGTTTGCGTGGGAAAACACCATTAACAGATGTTACATACGCTGTTAAATCAGGTGCTAAAGCTATGCAAAAAGATGCTAGTGACGTATATAGAGCAGCTAAAACAACATGGTCTGCAGATCCTACTCCTTTAGATTTTACTCCAGTTAAAGACACAATTTTAGAAGGTAAAAAATCTGTTAGATCTGGCGGTAGTTTAAGAAATCTTGCTGAAGTAGACAGAACAGAACTTACTAAAATTAATAGACTTGACAAACTTATTAATCAATTTGATAAATCTAAATATAGAAACGCTCAAGGATTTGATTCTCTTAAAAAACGTATTGGCAGAGAAATGCCAAATGCACAACAATATCCTAACGCTAATCGTATTTATAATGAAGTATTAGGTTCAGTAAATGATGAACTAAATAAAATTGGTGGCTATCGTGATGCTATGACAAGTTATGGCAAAACACAAAATGCTATTGAAGAAATTAAAATTGCATTAGGAAGTAGCAATCAACAAAATATTGAGGCTGGTCTTCGTAAAGTTCTTACACTTACTAAAGATGTTCCTACACAGGAATATAAAGCTGCTGTTGCTAAACAACTTAAAAATGCTACTGGTATAGACATTATGCCTGCAGTAGCTGGTCAAGCATTGCAAGAATATGTATCGCCATTTGTAAAACAAAATATTTTAAGTGGTGGTGCTATTGGTGGTGTAGGTGCTGCTCTTAATCCTGCATCAGCTGCTGCTATTGGATCAACTGTTGGAACAGGTATTCTTTTAGGCGGTCTATTAAGCTCACCAAGATTGCTAGGTGAAACATCACAACTTGCTGGTCGTGTAGGTAGAGTATTACCTGCAGAACGATTAAGAGCTTTAGCATTAGGTGGTAACGTTGCTAATCGTTTAAGATCACCACAGCAAGGATTAATTGATATCATGCCATTTAATGAAGAAGAACTATGATTGAGTGGCACGATTTATACCTACCCCCTATAAACTTATATAATGCTCCGAAAGGATAAGATGGTGAAGTCAGACGTAGAATCAAGATTGAGTACACACGAAGAAGTATGTGCATTACGTTACGAACAAATAAATGCAAGACTAAAACGATTAGAACAAATCCTTTTAGGTACAGCAGGTTTTGTGATTGTATTTCTATTAACTCATAAATTTATGTAACATGAAAACATTTTCTAAAATATTTAGTTGGACAATTATTGTTTTACTTGTTTTATTTATGGTTCATACTGCACACGCTGATACTACTACTATTAACTATAAAGGTCAACCACCACCTAGTGCCATTAGCCCTTCTATAAGTGCTTTTAGCCAAGACGTTTGTATTGTTCCTGTTACTGGTTCTGTATCTAGTACATTGTTTGGCTTAAGTGGTGGCTCTGGCTATAAAGACGTTAATTGTGAACGCATTAAACTGGCTAAAACTCTTAATGATTTAGGTCTTAAAGTTGCAGCAGTATCTATCTTGTGTCAAGACGATAGAGTATTTGAAGCCATGATACAGTCAGGCTCACCATGTCCTATAAATGGTTCTATTGGTGATGCTGCTAAACGTGGTTGGTATGAACGTAACCCTTCTATATTTAAGAAACTATATGGCGATACATACACGATACCGCTTGTTGCTGACGAGCCTATTACTACTTCTATCACTAACAAAGGTAAATAATGCTTATGCTTGGTATTGCAACTATACTCCAACGCCTGAAGGCTATATGCTTCAAGGTTCTCTCGTATGTAATGGCATTGATCCAATCATTGCAATTAAAGACTATTGGTGCGTATCTTATAACCCAAGTGACCCAATATGTAGTGCGTATCAAACTCCTGCTTGTTCAGACTTGGTTGAAAATCAAACCACTGCTTGCACGCTGCCTCACTATAGCGGTGCTGTTAATCAAAGCAGGAACTTTAGTTGTTCTACGCAAAGCTGGTCAGCTTGGACAGAAACTAGCAACAATTGCACACAAGATCCTCCAACGTGTCAGGCAAGTGTTGAAACTAGGCAACTAGCCTGTCAAGCAGACTATGTAGGTTCTATTACAGAAACTAACATTTCATCTTGCCCAGATCCTTATGGAAGTCCTGTATGGAATGGTTGGGTAGAAACAAACAATACATGTGTTAAGAGTGCTACAAACGTCACTAACGTGAGTTCTCCAGTTAGCCCTAGCTCACCCCTTAACCCTGTAAATAATCCACCTCCTGCACCACCACCTGCTGTTGCTCCAGAAGTAAACCCATTAGCTGCACCTGAACCACCTAAAGTAGAGTCAGCTCCTGTTAAGGTTGAACAACCAAAACAAGAAACTAAAAGTGAGCCAAAAGCAAAAGAAGACAGCCCAAAAGACCCACCAAAGACTGAACAAAAGAATGAGAGCAAGGAGAGTCCTAAACTTGACGTACCAAAGGGTAAAGAGCTTGTACATGGTTTTGGAATAGTCCTTTCATTAGAAATACTTAACAAACCTATTATACAACAAATAGAAATAACAGACGCATTTAAATTTGATACGGAGATAAACAATGAGTTCGGAAAAAATCAAAACCTTCAGCTTGAGCTTATCCAGCTCGGCACTTCTGAAATTGATTTTAATAGCATTGCCAATAGTAGCTGGCTCGGCATACGCAGGCATAACTTTTTACAACAAGATGGTTACGGCAATTGAAGCTGTTGACAGTTTAGATTTAGCTCCTATAGAGTCTAAATTAAATGGTTTAGAAATACAAGTTAAAGCAATAAATGAAAGACAATACCAACTGTCAGAGTCTATAATGAAAGCTAGTGAAAAGTCTTCAGACGCTATTGCCAACTCTCGTGAAACTTCAGCTATGGTATCAGGTTTGCGTAAAGAATTAGAGGCAACCGTAAACGCAATGGATGATAAACTAAATACTGTTAAACGTAGCACAATGAATCCATTATCAAAATGACATTCATTACAGAAAATAATATAGCTAACCTCTATAGTGCAATTATAGAGATGCCTATATTTGATGAATACAAATTACCACCAGCATCTAAAGTAGACTTTGTTATCGTAAATGACAATGCTATATGTGGAGAATATCAACCACCAGAACAAGGTGAGCCACATGTTATTACTATATCTACTGCAAGACATTCTCACTTATACCCTGTGTTAATTACACTTTGCCATGAAATATTGCATATGTGTGTATATACAGTTTCACCAAAAACAGAGCAGTACACAAGTCATAAAGGCTTGTTTCTTAAATTACAAAAACGTGTAGCCAAAATGTATGGCTTTGATCCAAAGGAGTTATAGATGTTAAGTATTTTATCAGGTATATTAGGTTTTGCTACTTCAGGCTTACCCAGTGTTTTAGGTTTCTTTCAGCAAAAAGGTGACCAAAAGCATGAAAGAGAAATGGCTAAACTACAAACAGAACGTGAATTAGAATTAGCTAAAGCAGGCTTTATATCACAAGAAAAGATAGAAGCTATTAAGCTAGACCAAATAGAAGTTCAAACATACGCACAAGAACGTGAAGCATTATACGACCATGATAAGAAGTTAGTAGAAAATGCAAGCCCTACAGTTAAAAACTGGAACGCTATGGTTAGACCTGTAGTCGCTTTCATCTTTGTAGGGGAGTTAGTGCTTATCAACCTTATTTCTTTGGTATGGGCTATGTGGTCAGGTGTAGACTTTGTTGTAGCATCTCAAGAAGTATTTGGCTCTGAAGAAATGGCTATTACTGCAAGTATTATTGGTTTCTATTTCGGTTCTCGTACATGGGAAAAGAAACGTGAAAGTATCTAAAGAGGCTATCAAGTTAATCCGACATCATGAAGGTGTTCGTAATAAGCCTTACAAGTGTCCTGCTGGTTTATGGACTGTCGGTGTGGGTCATCTTATTGGAGATGGCAAGTCTCTTCCAGAAGCGTGGAATAAAACATTTACAAACGAGGAAATAGATGGAATTCTTAAACACGACCTCAATCGTTTCGAGTTGGGAGTACGCAAGATGCTACCTAACGTGCCTCTTCGACAACACGAATTCGATAGCATTGTTTCTTTTTGCTTCAATCTGGGTCTTGGATGCTTTCAGCGTTCAACCATCCGTCAAGCGTTGCTTCGTGGCGATAAAGAAGCGGCTATGGAATCGCTAGTTAAATATTGTAGAGCTGGTGGTAAAGTCCTAAAAGGCTTACAAAACAGAAGATTGGATGAACGCAGACTATTTCTTGGTATATAATAAGTAAACTTATAACTAAAGGTTATTATGAAAATTTTACTTATTGATATAGAAGTAGCACCAAATACTGCTCATGTCTGGGGTATCTTTGACCAGAACATTTCTATAAACCAATTACTAGAATCATCTTATACCCTTTGCTATGCAGCCAAGTGGTACGGTGAATCTAAAATTATGTTTGACTCTATTCAAAAATCTGGCAAACAAAAGATGTTAGACTCTGTACACAAACTTCTTGACGAAGCTGATGCCATCGTTCACTACAACGGTTCTAGGTTTGACATACCCATACTACACAAAGAGTTTTTATTAGCAGGTATGCCGCCTCCAGCACCTGCCAAACAGATAGATTTATTACAAGTAGCAAGAAGACAATTTAGGTTTGTTTCTAACAAACTAGATTATGTATCACAGGCTTTAGGTTTAGGTTCTAAAACAGAACATGAAGGTCATACATTGTGGGTTAAGTGTATGAACGATGATCGTAAAGCTTGGAAGACTATGGAAGAGTACAATAAAAACGATGTAGTACTACTTGAAAAAGTTTATGACAAGTTTAAAGCATGGATTAAAAATCATCCTAACCACAATGCGTATTCCGCAAATACAGTATGTCCAAATTGCGGTTCTAGCAAATTACAAAAGCGTGGTTCAGCAGTTAATTTATCACGACACTATCAACGATTCCAATGTCAAGGATGTGGTAAATGGAGCAGATCAGTGAAATCAGAACAAGTTACAAAAGAATCAGTTATCAGCATATAAGGAAAATTATGAACATTCAACAGTTATGTGAGCACATGGTAGGCAAAATGGTAGTAGAAGCAGAAGCCTATTACGGTGAAGACGTGCTTATTATAATGTTAGATGACGGAAGCCACATCGAAATTAGTGGTGATGGACTTTCCGTTTATTCAGAAGTGCCAGAACTAGACGATTAAGTTAAAATCATTCAATTCTTTGTTTGGTAATTCATACAAATCAGCTTTTGTTTGAAAAGATGTATTATCACTTCTAGTTCTTACAGTGCCTTTGTTATAAAAACTAGCTTTTTCAATAAAATCATTTTTATCTATCCAGCCACAAATAGTTAATATCATATTGGTTCTATTTAAACTACAAAATATGTATCTATCTACTTTGTATTTATCTTGCAATCCAATTAGATTATTTACAAAATATGGCTTTGGTTCACAATTTCTTCCCATAGTTTTTACATCATACGTTTTATCTTTGTATGTAAAATCTACTCCATTATCAAATCCATTAGATTCAATAAATGGTAATCCTAAAAAATCTAAAACAACAGACTGACCTACAATACCTCTTAACTGTTCAGAGGCATTACCATCAGCAACACCTCTATTACCAAAGTTAGTTTTTTTTAATAAATTTCTACAATGACTAACAATTTCATCCTTGATCGGAATGTTAATCATCAACCATTTCTAGCCTTTGTAATTGAGCAGCAACCTCTGGTGGATTAACAACATCTTCATCTTTAACTATTTCTAATAGTTTATTTTTATACCATTCAGACTTGTCTAAATCTTCCTCAAACTTGCCTTTAAAAGGGTAACGTAAGTCGTATTTCATCTTACAACCCTTAAGGTATCCAATAAACTCTTCTTTTGTCAAGCGACTTTCAATGACATCTATTGCTTCTATACCACCTACCAAGTAATGCTTTGGATGATTTACATTATCCATATGATTCTCCTTTTAAAATTTACCTCTTAAATACTTTAAGATTCCGTAATTATAACCACGCATTGTGCAATCTATCAAGGTATAGTCATACAATAGTTCATCTATACGTCTTCTATTCCAAGCACTATGGAATTCTATAAGAAATACTACTGGTTGTACAGTCAAGTTCTCTAGTATCTCTATTTCTGCACCTTCAGTATCTATTTTCATGATGGCACACTCTGGCAAGTGTTTAGCAGACATGACTTTAACTATCTCACCTTCTTGTCTTTGTTCTTCACCTTCGTACAGACTGGCTTCCCCACAGTTATGTAATCCATAATACATCATACGCTCACCATCTTCTTTGCCAATAGCAAAGTTTCTAATGGCTATGTCAGTTCCTGCTGTATTTTGCCTTAATAAACTATAGTTAGCTTTTATAGGTTCATAACAATCTATCTTTGGGTTATCAAAGAATTCATGTGCCCATACTGCAAAGCCACCTACGTTAGCACCTATGTCTATAATATAAGGGCTTTTGCCTATACCTTCTATAGCATATTCACCTTGAAATATCTTACCTACATGGCTAATCATGTCATTAGGTATAATCATACAAGCCT